CTTCCGATCTGAAGGTGATCAAGGACTGGATCAACGTTCTGGTCCGTCTCCACCGGCTGTCGGCTGAGTTCCCCGATCCGCGTGTTCTCTGCAATCTGTTCTCCGGTATCGGCCCTATCTCGTTCTTCAACGATCTGCTCGGCTCCGAAGGGGCTGTGATCAGGGACGCTGTTGGATGGGACGAGGACCGCATCCGGGACAGCATGTATGAGGGCATCCGGTTGGCTCAGGACCTCTGCTACTGTCGTGAATGGGAGACCTTCAACCCAACCGTTCTCCAGCCCGATCCTTTTGGTCGTTCGACACGGAAGGTCGTTCAGAGCCTCATGGGTTCTGAGAGTGAGCAAGGTCTCGTCTACGAAGAGACGGTGCCGGAGTATTACGACGAAGAGGATTAATTGTGGGTCGCATTCGTATCTACCCGTACAAGCAAGGGTCTCGGTCTGCGTTAGCGCTGGCCGGGACTCTCAACGGTCGTGTTCTTCGGTTGCAGGGTTCAACCTTCCAGCCGAGGTCCTCTGACTTCATCATCAATTGGGGATCATCGGCACCCTCAGGCGTTCCTTTCGTGCCGCTTCCAAGTGGAGAGGATTACATATGCAATCATCCTGCGAGCATCGCCCGAGCGTCGAACAAACTCTCAGCTTTTCAGGCGATGGGGGAGGCGGGTGTGTCGATCCCGGCTTTTGCCGCTTCGCAAGACACTGTAAGCTGGGAAGGGAAAACTGTGGTCCGACACAAGCTGTCGGGACACTCGGGCGACGGTATCGAGATCGTGGACTCCGGTCCATTGCCTCAGGCTCCGCTCTACGTTCAGTATATTCCTAAGAAGGAAGAGTATCGTGTCCACGTCATCGGACAATCTATCATCGCCATCCAGCGGAAAGCCCGGCGGCTCGAAGTCGAGAACCCCAACTGGCAAGTTCGAAACCACGACAACGGCTTCGTATTTGTACGCGAGGGGTTTACGGCCCCTCAATCCGTCTCTGAACAGGCACGAATGGCCATTGCGGCCTTAGGTCTTGATTTCGGGGCTGTCGATATTATCTGGAATGAGCAGAAGGGCAAAGCATATGTCCTCGAAGTCAACACAGCCCCCGGTCTTGAGGGACAGACGATTGCCGATTACGCAGAGGGCTTTCGCAGACTCATCGCGGGTACGCCGGTCGATAGCCCTAGCGAGGCTTGAGTCCCTCATCGAACTGTACGAGGCAGAGCCGGAGATATTCTCTTCGGCCTTCTTCGTTTCTGAACTGAAATCTGAGGCGTCTTTGATCGAAGACGAACTCTATGGGAGTAAGAAGAAATGATCACCGACGACGACCGGCGTAGAGATGCCGCCGACAAAATTCGATCTCAAGTCAAGCTGCTTGAGGCTTACGTCAAAGAAGCTCAGGCGCTGGGGTTGAAAGTAACCTTCAATTGCTTCGGCTCCGTAACAACTACCGACGTTCGCCAAATGACCGTCAATCGTATCTGGTTCGACCAGAAACCCATCGAGTACTGAGGAGACACGCCGTGAAGAAATATCGGATCAGTAGCCATTACGGCGTCGGAGGAAGACTTCCTGACTTCGACCAGAAGACGGTCAAAGACGAACCGATGTTCTTCTCGGCTAAACCTAAGTTCGCTTGGCAGAACGGCGGACCTATTACACGGGCTTTCCTTGCGGCCTTCTTCGGCATCACTCTTGCCGATTACGCCGAATGGGAGTTGCGTGATGGCAAGGTTGGAAACTTTTGTTTCGACAGCCGTGTCCATATGCTGATGCCGGGATGGTTTCCCTGTATTCCGGGCTGGCACCATGACGATGTCCCAAGGTCTCGTGGCGATGGTCAACCGAACTACGAGAACCCTGAGACCCATGCCAAGCACTGTCTGGCTCTTGTCAACGGAGACATCTGTCCGACGGAGTTTGCAGTAGGTCTTACTGAGATGCCGCACGTCCCTGAAGGCGCTGGTCCCGTTTACAAGACATGGCATACCTGTGTCGAAATGGACATTGCCAGCGGCAAGCTCAAGCGGGAGCAGGTGCCGTCAAATCATCTGATCTTCTTCGACTGCAACTCCTTCCATCAGGGAACGAGAGCTGTCGGACGTGGTTTCAGGTGGTTCGGACGCATCTCGTGGGATGCTGGATATGAACACGGTCGACCACATCACAACGAAATCAGACGTCAAGTCAACGTCTATTTGGAAAATCCAATGGAAGGATGGTAAAATGAATACCGGTTTGCGTACGGTTGTCGGATTTCTCATGCTCGTCTGTCTGACGGCGTTGTTCGCGGCAACCAATACTCCGGCTCCGGCAGAGAAGAAGCTGGACCCGTGTGTGTGGAAAACCATTCCGCCGAAGGAACAGCTCAAGGTCAAGTGCGACCGTGACCACCCCTATTGGCCGAAGAGGTGTGGCCTGAAAGGGAACATCTGATGCGACACCTGTGCCGTCGTTGCGGCGGGTCGGGGTGGTTACTCCGGCCCACTGTTCGGAAGCTCCTCACATACAGGAGGTGTTCACATTGAAACCCGGAAGCGAAGACTATCTCCGCAAGCTAGCGGAAGAACGTCGGAGGGAGTGGGAGCGGATCAAGTCTCCCACCAAGATCGACTACAAGGACAATGAGTTCCCAAAACGAATTGACGAAAGCCACAAGTAATCGAGTTTCTGGGCCGGGCGTATGGAACCGGCCACGTGTTCGGAAGGAAGAATACAATGCGTTGTTATATCTGTGATGCTGCTATTACGTCGCCCCAGTACAATCGTGACCACGATGACTGGGACCCTTGCACCACGTGCCAAGACGTTATTAACGACACCTTGAACGACAACAAGGATAAGGTCGTTTGGGTTGAGGAAGATATCCTCCCCTTCACAGCAGCCAATTTTCCCCCTATTTACAATCAGTTATCATTTTCTGCTTGACAAGTCGGAAAAACCTGATACAATATTCTTGTTAGCCAGCGAGGTAAATATACACATACATGAGTCCTGACGATCTAGATCAGTTCGTCCTCGCCCTATGTGATTATCTAGAAAAGGTACATGGCGTCAACACGGACGCAGATGCAGACTTTAATCGGCTGCAAGACTTTGTGTACACTCAACTGGATCATTTCTGTACGAGGGATAGGAATTACAATTGACCCATGAGAAGGAGGCTCACCTCCCCTGTCCGTGTGGTAAGTCTTCCGATGCATTCTCAATCGAGGAAAATGGCTGGGGCCATTGCTTTTCATGCGAGAAGAACTTTCCACCGAAGTCAATCTTAGAAGGAACAGCGAAACTGTCAGAACATAAACAAGACAGAGCGCCGCTGCCGTTGACCCCAGTAACTGATGTATTCCGTGACTTGCCTGAACGCGCGTTGCCGAAAGCTGCCGTCCAGAAGTACAAGATCAATGTGAATGCTGGTCCGGGAGATTGGATCGCCAAATATCCGATCTTCAAAAACGGGGTCCACGTAGCTAATAAAGTGCGTAAGAAATCGGCCAAAGGTTTTTGGTACGAAGGAGAACCCAATGACGCAGAGCTTATCGGACAATCCTTATTTCCACCCGGCTCAGCTAAGGCTATCACCCTCGTTGAAGGGCAAGATGATGCCGCCGCCGGATGGGTCCTTTTGGGCAGTCGTTACCCTGTTGTGTCTGTCCATGGCACTGGCTCAGCAATTCGTGATGTAAAGAACAACTATGAATACCTCAATTCCTTCGATGAAATTGTGGTCTGCTTTGACGCCGACACAGCGAAGGTTAACCCTCTCACGGGTGAGGTACGATACCCTGGCCAAGAGTCAGCTAAAAAGGTTGCGGACCTCTTCAAGCCGGGCAAGTGTCGCATTCTTACCTTACGCGACGGCAAAGACCCTAACGATTATCTCAAACAAGGCAAGTCCAAAACATTCGTAGACGAGTGGTGGCGAGCCCCGGCCCATATGCCAGACGGTCTCAAGATCGGTACGGATATGTGGGACGAGATCATCAACCGTCCGAAGCACTTCACGGTTGAGTACCCGTTCAAGGGCTTGAACCACCTCACGTACGGCATCAGGCTGTCCGAATTGGTGACGTTCACCGCCGAGACGAAGGTAGGTAAGACGAGCATTCTCAAGGAGATTGAGTACTCGTTGCTCATGAACCCTGAGTTGATTGAGAAAGGATACGGCGTTGGCTTCCTACACTTGGAAGAGCCGAATTATGATACTGCTCTCGGTCTTATGTCCATTCATAATTCCAAGCCTTATCATCTACCCGACACCGAACGTACCGTGGATGAGCTTCGTTCTGCTTACGACGCTGTTATCAACACTAATCGCGTCGTTATCTGGGACCACTTCGGCTCTAATTCTGTCGACGCGGTCATTAACAAAGTTCGTCACATGGCCGCTTTGGGGTGTAAGTACATTGTACTGGACCATCTTAGCATCATTGTTTCGGATCAGTCTGGCGATGAGCGTAAGCAGTTAGACGAAATCACGACCAAGCTCAAGACGCTCTGTATGGAAATCAACATCGCGCTGATCGTTGTTATCCACCAGAACCGTCAAGGGCAGATCAGGGGTACGGCTGGCGTTGAACAGCTCTCGAACATCGTGTTCAAGTTGCTGCGTGACAAGCTCGATCCCGACCCGTGGCGGCGCAACGTTACCAAGATTGTTGTGGAGGCGAACCGCTTCTGTGGACGATCTGGTCCGGCTGCGTGGCTATGGTACAACGAACTAACAGGAAGATTGGAAGAACTCGATGAAGATCAAATTGCCCGGTATGAAGAAGGAGGAAGTCTCCGAGACGACGAGGTCCCCTTCTGATGATGAGGAGCTGGCGGCTGGCATTCGTGAAGCCGTCGCTCTCCTTAACGCCCTGAGGCGCAAGGCTGACGAAGCTGGTTTGAATGTTCTCATAACCAGCCACAGCAATCGTACGTCACTTTCGCAATACGTGTACGAACGTATTCAAGTAGAGAGCATCTACCGTAATCACACTGAAAGGTTCTAATGTACCTAACACCGACTAAAAATCACTGGATACTCGACATCGAGACGAACGGTCTGCGAGACGAGGCCACGGTTATTTGGGTGGTGTGTGTAGAAAACGCTGTTACTGATGAGGCTCTCACGTTCACGGACATGAAGGAGTTCGTGGCGTGGGTCAATGAGGATAAGAGCCGTGTTTTTGTTACTCACAACGGGATTGCTTTTGATATTCCTGTTTGCAACAGCTTGGTGGGGACCCGAATTGGGGCTAAGCGAATTGTGGATACGTTCGTACTTAGCATGCTGTACAGTCCTTCTCTTTCTGGCGGGCATTCGCTTGACTCTTGGGGTCAGCGTCTTAGATGCGCTAAGGGCGAGTTCAACGATTGGAGCAAACTAAGCGATGAAATGATCTCGTACTGCCAACAGGATGTACGGGTTCAGAAGCTTCTGTTCAACAAACTCTCCGCTCGCATGAAGCAGATCGGGTTCTCCGAACTGTCCTGTGAGTTGGAACATCTCAGCTGGCACATCATCCAGAACAAGCAACGGCGGCGGGGCTTCCCCTTCAACCGTATCGAAGCTGAGAAACTCTACACACATCTCCTTCAACGCAAGGAAGAACTGAGGAAAGAAATCTATGAGCTGTGGCCTCCAAAGTTTGAGGTTGTCAAGTCTTTCAAGAACGCCCGTAAGAAAGATGGTAATTACTCAGCAAGCTATCTCCGACACCTTGAGCAGTATCCAGAACTCAGGGAAACTGACGACGGAGGATACGAGGCGCTTGACTGGGTTGAGTTTAACCTTGGCAGCCCAAGCCAACGAATTGAGAAACTACTTGAGCTAGGCTGGGAGCCGACCAAGTTCACCAAGAAGACCGAGAAGGGTGGTGGCGGCAACCCGCAAGTGGATGAAGACCAACTGCTTGCGTACGCCGAAGAGTGTGGACGATCCGAGATCAAAGCACTTGCCCTATGGATCGTGACGGCCAGTCGTGCAAACATGATCAACAACTGGCTCTCCAACTATAACGAAAAGACAGGAGCGATCCATGGAAATCTTTGGCTTGCTGGCAGCCTTCGCTATCGGCACGATAAACCTAACTCTGCCAATATACCCGCTGTTCGTCTGGATGCTGAAGACAGACCGGTTATGGGGGAAGCTGGTGGCTGGACTTATGAGTCTCGTGATCTCTGGTACAGTGGTGGTGGCGATTATGATCTGGTTGGCGTCGATGCTAAAGGCATTCAGCTCCGTGTTCTCGCAAATTATTTAGCGGACGAAGCGTTCATCAAGGCTGTTCTGTCGGCGGACCCACACTCGGCCAACCGAGATGCGTGGGGCTTCTCACAGGACAAGGCGGGACGTGCTCTCGCCAAGACCATTCTGTACGCAATTGTTATGGGAGCCGGAGATGGCCGGATTGCCTCTGAGGCTAAGATATCGTTACAGGAAGCGAAAGCAGCTAAGGAACTGTTCTTTAACAGAGTCCCCGGCATGCGTTCACTCATCAACAAACTCAAACGTGAACGCGAGCGTACTGGACGTATCACCCTATGCGATGGGAGTCGCGTTCTTGTGCCTAGCGACCACCGAGTAATTCCGTTCCTCCTGCAAGGTGACGAGTCCCGCATCATGCGACAGGCTGCAATCTTGTTGGACGAACAAGTAAGGAAAGAGAAACTTGACGCATGTAAGGTTGGAGATATCCACGACGAATGGCAGTCGGTCGTACGAAGGGAACATACCAATCGCTTTAGCGAACTCGCTCTTGAAGCATTTCCAGCAGCTGGTAAGGTCTTTTCGTACATCATCCCCATCGAAGGGGACGTCAACGTCGGAAGAACGTGGGCAGAAACTCACTAAGACTTGTACTCGCGGGTGTTCAGGGCCAAATGTGCCCTGTTGCCCAGAGTGTGATCCAGACCGTTTTCGTGAAGCTCGCGAATACGTTGGATGGGGAAAATAGTTCTTGACAAACCCCGCAAGAACTGATATTATACTAGGACAGGGGTTATGTAGAAAGGTAACTTGTTAATTGGCTAAAGATATTCATTACGTTCGTGGTATTGCACATTGGGCTAAGGTTATTGGTGAGCCCAAGAAGGACAACTTCTCCGATGGTCGACAGTGGTCGATTGATGTTTCCCTCGATGATGAGGGGGTGAAGCTGTTCAAGGAACTCCGTATCGGTGACCGTATCCGGGAGCCGAAGGAAGGCGATACACGCGCTCCGTTCTACACCTTCAAGCAGGCTGAGTTCCGCCGCGATGGCCAACCGAATGATCCGATCACAATTGTTGACACCAACAATCGTCCGTGGCCGGAAGGTAAGCTGATCGGCAATGGATCAGTTGTAGACATCAAGTTCAAGTTCGTTCCAGCTTCCGGCGCTAAGAAGGCCGGTGCATACATTCGTGCAATTCGTGTGCTGGAGCACGTACCGTACCAGTCGAGCGAGTTTGCTCCCCTGAGTTCGGACGATGAGTATTTCGGTTCGTCTGAGACGCCCGAGTTCGAGAAGGATTTTGGTCTCGACACGGACAGTGATCTGGACGACGATATCCCTGAGTAATTAGGGTTAGCTGCACCAAGGGGTGTAGATGGGCTCAGTGTCGCCGGATGCGTGGAGCCTACCATTTTCATAGAGAGGATTTATATGTTCGACCGTATTCGTAATTTCTTCAATGGTGACGGTGGCACTCAGGTAGTGACCCCGACCACGGCAGTTGTCGAGAACAACGGCAAGTTTCTTCTGCGTCAGGTGAGCGGCAACGTCGTCTCCACTCTCGGTACGTACACCCGCAAGCGTGATGCTGTCCGTGGTGCCACGCGCCGTGGTCTGACTGTGGACGCTTTCATTCTTGCCTAAGTCCCTCGACACTCTGGTCGATGATATCTACGCAGTACTTGACGAAGACAACGACCACGAGGCGTCTGAGGAAAACATCCAATGGGCGGGCGAGACCCTGAAGGAACTCCTTCGGGTCCGCCTTGCCGAACGTAAGACACCAAGGCTCCGCTTCTCCAACATCGGTAAACCAGACCGGCAGTTGTGGTACACTCTAAAACACCACGACAAGAGAGAGAAGCTGCTTCCTAAACACATTTTCAAGTTCCTTTACGGCGACGTGATCGAACTCCTGATGCTGTTTCTTGCCAAGGAAGCTGGTCACTCCGTTGAACGAGCCCAAGAGGAAATCGAAGTAGATGGTATCAAAGGCCACATTGACGCAGTTATCGACGACGTCGTCGTTGACGCAAAGTCGGCTTCTTCGTTCGCCTTTAAGAAGTTTACTGACGGACGGTTTCTTACGGACGATCCATTCGGATACATCCCTCAGCTCTCAGGATATGCTAACGCTCTCGACAATACCGAGTCCGGAGCCGCATTTCTTGTTGCCGACAAAGTACACGGAGATATCGCGATTGCAAGGGTGGCACCCGAGTTGGTGGCCGCAAACAAGCCTAGCGAACGCATTCAACACGTAAAAGAGGTACTGGCCAGTGATCAAGAACCTCCCAAGTGTTATTCGGACGTACCTGAGGGAAAATCAGGTAATCGAAAACTTAACGTTAACTGTAGCTATTGTCCTTTTAAGTTTCACTGCTGGCGTGATAGCAATAATGGCCGGGGCTTAGAAGTCTATAGTTACTCAACGGGTCCGGTGTTTCTGACCCACGTAGCGAAGGAGCCTCGTGTCGAGCGCATCACCCCGTTTTAGGTCCAAGTTCGAAGAGACGATTTGGGAAGCAGCAAAACGCAACCGACGTCAACTTGAGTTTGAACCCCATTATGTTCCGTACGTGATCAAAGGTTCCTACCTTCCAGATTTCAAGCTGCCTAACGGTATCTATGTCGAGGCCAAAGGAAAGCTGGATGCAGGAACCTGTCGCAAAATGAAAGCCGTCAAGGCCGCAAATCCTAATCTCGATATTCGCTTCGTCTTCATGCGGGCAAACAACCCGATGAGACGTGGATCGAAGATGAGGTACTGGGAGTGGGCCGAAAAGAACGGCTTCCCTTGGGCCGAGGGCACTATTCCACTTGAGTGGTGGAAGGAGAAAAACAAGAATGGCTAAGCCCAAAATCCTAGTAATTGATATCGAAACCAGACCGGCAATCGCCTACGTCTGGCGGGCATACGATGAGAACATCTCTCCGGACCAAGTTATTGATCCCGGCGGGACGATCTGTTTCGCTGCCAAGTGGGTTGGTGAAAAGAAGACCGCGTTCCATGCTGATTGGATCGACGGCCACGAAGCAATGTTGAAAGCTGCGCATGACCTGTTGTCCGAAGCTGATGCTGTGGTTACGTTTAATGGTGATCGCTTTGATCTGCCTAAGCTTAACGGTGAGTTCTACCAAGCGGGCCTCACACCCCCTCCCCCACCCACAAGTATCGACGTCCTCAAGGCCGTAAAGAAGTTCGGTCTGTTCATGAACCGGTTGGCCTTTGTTGGCCCGCTGCTCGGTGCAGGCAAGAAGGTTACGAACGAAGGCTTTCCGTTGTGGAAGGCAGTCATGGACGGCGACGCAGCCGCTCAAAAGAAGATGCAGCGTTACTGTATGGGTGACGTCATCGTCTTGGATAAACTATACAACAATGTCAAGCCTTACATACGCAATCATCCTCATCTTGGCGACACTGGCAGTAATTCCTGCGGCTCTTGCGGTAGTAGTAAAGTCCATAGTCGTGGATACAGGCGCACCAAGACGTTCAAGATACAACGTCTCCAGTGCCAAGAGGATGCCTGCGGAGCGTGGTCAGACGGTAAGAGAAGTAAGATCAAGTGATCGACCGCGAAACTAAACAACGTATTGCTGATTACTTCGATGCGTGGGAGCTGGTGGACTTTCTCCAGCTTACCACCGAACAAGTGATCGAAGCGATTGAAGAAGAGATCGAGGCCAACCTCGACGAGATTGAGGAGTTTATTGGTGTCCGTAGCAGAAACGAAGACAGAGAGTGACCCCACAGGACGAAACGCCCATGAACCCGGAGCTAAGCTTGATGCCGGTAAAGCATGTGCATTCCGTGGCTCCATTGATTACTTCCCCCGAGCAATCCTCGCAGTTGCTACTGTTTCAACTTTTGGAGCAAGTAAATATGCTTGGAAAGGTTGGGAGACAGTTCCCGAGGGGTTTGAACGTTATAGTGATGCGTTGGTTCGACACTTGCTCGCCGAAGGAAAAGGAGAGGCTTCGGACAGCGATAGCGGACTTCTTCACGCAGCACACGCCGCTTGGAACGCACTCGCTCGACTAGAGCTTAAACTGAGAGAACAAGAAAACAATGTCTAAGCAAATCTATATTGCTGGGCCTATGTCGGGTTACCCGAACTGGAACTACGACGCTTTTAACGCAGCCGCCGACATGCTTCGTGCAGAGGGTTGGAACGTTAAGAACCCAGCGCAGAAGGATCAGGAGATGGGGTACGACGATCCGGCGGCTAAGCCCACCGGTGACACGGCTCTTGCAATCTCCAACGGTACGTTTGACTTCCGTGAGGCGTATACTTGGGACGTACTGCAAATCATCAACGGTGACGCGATCTACATGCTCAAGGGCTGGGAACGTTCGCCGGGCGCTGTAGGCGAACACGCCGTAGCGGTGGTGATGCAGAAGAACTACCCTGAGTACGAAATCCACTACCAGTAAGGAATAACTGTTGCCTTATATCAAACTCGGTCGTGAACCTCTGGCACAGGGGCTTGTCGCTCCTGAAAATCCGGGGGAATTGAACTTTGTTATTACCGGCATCATCGACGAGTATCTCTCTGGTGACTTCAGTTATCAGGCGATCAACGACGTTGTTGGTGCTCTTGAGTGTGCTAAGATGGAACTCTACCGGCGGGTAGCTGCTCCGTACGAGGATAAGAAAATAGAGGAGAACGGAGATGTCTATAGTCCCGCTGTACTACAGTCGTGAACTTCGCATTGCGGAGATCAGTGACGAGAGCGACCGAGTTCAATACTTTGATGTTCAGGAAGACGAAGCCCGCATCCTAGCTCCGATTGAAGCAACGTCTGAGGTTCTCAAGCAACTGCTGATGGACCTTGAGCAATACTTCGCGGACATTCGGGATGGTGATCCGTCAGAGATCAGGCAGTCTCGTATTCCTCTAGTGTACGACTGGGCCATGCTTCAGGCCGTAGTCTCCAAGCTTGCATGGGTCTTGCGCATTGACGGTAACGAAGCCTTTCAACGGCTCGTGGACTCCATCAAGAATAACAGAGAAGCAGATATGGAGGGCCTGTAAATGGCAGCAGCATTCGTTATTGCTCTCATCGTCTTTGCTATTGCATATCGGTGTTGAAATGGTCTACGTTGTTCATGGACAAACCGAAAGCGGTGATGAACTTCAACCACTTGTGTGGAAGGACCGACCCACAATCCCGATGATTGAGGGAGCGCTCCGCAGGATGTATCCCATTGAATACGAGCAAGTCGGTTTCGTTAACTGGGAGTTAGTCCAAGGTGCCGAAATGGATTGACAGCGGTTGCCTCTTTAGCGACTGCAAGAAATACCGTTACAAGCTGTGGAGGGTGTGGGACAAATCGCTCCCCACCCTCTTTTTTATTCTCATGAACCCGAGTACAGCAGATGAAACTACGAACGATCCGACGATTGAGCGTTGCGAACGTAGGGCACGATCTCTTGGATATGGTGCTCTTGTCATTCTTAATTGTGGGGCTATCCGTGAGACAGACAGTAAAGTGGCTTGGGCGGGTGCGGACCCTATTGGCCCAGACAATGTGCGGATAGTCACCGATGAGATCAAGAGAAACAGTGAAGGTAGGTTTGTTGCAGGCTGGGGTAACCCTGGTATGGCTCATGCTGGCTGG